TGCTCACCAGTATAGTAACGAATTACTTATTGGATGAGACAACGAACTTGCGTGCTTGTAAGAGGGTCGCCTCGCCGAATGCCGCGCTCACTACCGCTTCGGCGAGCACGTTCTCCTGCAGCAGTCGTCCGAGCAGCATGGCTCGGTTGCCGCCGCGGGTTTTGACCTGATCGACTTGCCACGCCTGGTAGGCTTTCTGGTCGGGGTGGCCGGTGTAGCGGCGCGCATCGAACCGCTCTTGCTTGGCGATCTGCATCTTTGCCTTGCACTCGCGCTGCCAGGCGTCGCGCACGTCGAGCACGACCTCCTCCGCGTAGAGCTGGTTGGGCCGGGGGCACACTCTCCAGCCGCGCTCACAGAATCGCCTCATGATGAAGTCGATGGCGAAGTCGTAGCGGCAGCCGATCGCATCAAAGGATTGACGTGCCCGCCACATCGCGGAGAGTTCGCGGTTCTCGAAAAGCTTTTCGACATCGAACCCCTGCACGCCCGCGACTGTGCGAATGTCTTTTTGGCGGGCGTATGCGCGCTTGGTGCTTTCCGCGTATTCGTGGGCGAAGAGATAGGTGGCTTGCACGGGGTGGAAGACGCGGTAGTCGAACCACTTGCGGCCGAAAAGCAGGCTCTCGGCCGCCCGCAGCGAGGGATCGACGCGGGTCAGCGCGAGGATTTCGCAGTCCGCGACCGTCAGTTCTTTGCCGTAAAACGTGGTGTGGTGGATCACTTGGGGCTTCCTCGCGGTTCCCTAAATTAAAATAAGCTTCTACTTATCAGTATAGAAAGAATTGAAAATGGGATAGATATAGAGGGACGCGCTTCCGAGCCCCAAGTGTTCCACTCCCCTCCTTCCTACAAGATCACGCGGCCCGGGGAGGGTTCGGTGCCTGAAGTGGTTTAGCGCGATACGTCGCAGTTGTTCAGGATCGGCGAGCCAACAATCATTCCAGCTCCAGTGCAGTCGACGTGAACCTTATCTCCTCGTTCAAGGTCTGCCGCGACCTTCCCTTGGCTCGCTTTAATGTAGGCGTGAACTGGTGAGAACCGTTCTGCGGTGCGAAGTTGAATGAACGTGTTGTCCCTAAAATCCTTCTTAATGCCTTGGACTATTCCGTCCACGGACACGCCGCGCCCTTTGTAGTAGTCGTCAGCCGCTACTTCATTCTCCTGGTAGTCGTGCAGCAGTCTGACCGCGGTGACTGTTACGGCAGGTCGCGCGGCGGGCTCGCGTTCGACGCTCGTAGTCGTTTGCTTGCCTGCGTATTCCACGTAAAAATGAATTGCGATGAACGCAAGGAGGATTATTACCGCTCCACGGACCACCTCAAATAGCCGACTGGGCATTTTCTTCAGCGGCTCTGCCGTTTTGAACGCCAAAGGATTCCCGCATTTGGGACACGCGGCGGCATTGGTGCTGACTTCAGCTTCGCATTCGGGACAAGGTATCAGTGACATCACATTTCTCTAATTCGTTGTTTGGAGGCTACAAGGCCGTAACGATAGATAACGACACTGGTGTCAATACCTTTAATACTCAGCCGCTCGGCACGGTCGCGCCCGGCGAACCGGCGCGTCTTGATGCTTGACGCGCTGCCCTGCAAAGCGATCAACGATGCCTTAGATGCCGAAGCTGCGCTGTGTCGTGCCTTTTAGGTATAGGCGAGTGCCTCGTTTTGTTCATACGCCTCCACCACTTCTTGAACCAGGCCGCTGCGGACGACATCCTTGCGGCCGAACTCCACCACCTTGACGCTCGGAATGAACGAGAGGCGCTTCAGGGCATCCTCGAGGCCGCTCGGGCCGGAAATGTCCTTCTGCTTCAAATCGCCGTTGACCACCACGGTGCAGTTCTCGCCGATGCGGGTGAGGAACAGCTTCATCTGCGTGGGCGTCGTGTTCTGCGCCTCGTCGAGCACGATCAGCGCATTCTTGAAGGTGCGGCCGCGCATGAATGCGAGCGGTGCAGCCTCGATGCGGCCGGTGCGCAGCAGGTAGTCCACGAAGCTCTTGCCGAGCCGCTCATCGAGCACGTCGCGAAACGGCTGAATGTAGACGCCATACTTCTCCTCGAGCTCTCCCGGCAGAAAACCCAGGCTCTCGCCCGCGTCAACCGCCGGCCGGGTGATCACGATCTTCTCGATCTCCTTGTCGGCGAGGCGCTGTGCGGCGATGGCGCCCGCAATGTAGGTCTTGCCTGTGCCGGCCGGCCCCGTGCCGAAGACGAGCCGGAAGTGCTTGATGGCGTTCATGTAGCGGCGTTGCGAGTCGGTCTTTGGCGCCAAGGGCGGCGGCGCGCGAAACGGCACCTTCTGCTCCATCTCGAGCTCGTTCAGCATCGTCTCGGTGCGGCGCTTAGAATTGCGCGGTTGTTGTTCGGCGCGTCGGGGTTGCTTTGCCATCAGTAGTGCTCCTCGGAAGTAAAAAGGCCCGACGTGTGCCGGGCCGGTGCTCAGTCTTTCTGTTCCTTGATGCCGAGCCGGGAGCGTTGCTCGGACTGGAACTGCTCCACCGAATCAACGAGCGCGTTGTGGCGCTCGGACAAATCGAGGTAGAGCTTCGTCAGGTCCTGGTCGGCGTCGATGAAGTCGGTAAAGCAAAGGGCTGGAGCGGCGTCGCTCGCTTCATTGCCGCCGCGGGCGGGATCAAAAGCGGTTCCTTGACGACTGGCGTTGAGCATGCGCACAGTGCCAACGTCGAGACTAAAGCCGCAGCTGTTGCCAGCAGTGCTCGTTTCAGGACTTGCAGCATCGGGGTGGTTCTCCGTAGAGGTGACAGCGGCCTGCCGCTGAATCTGCGCGGTGACGCGCTTCTTGATCTGGACCTTGTTGGTGTCAACGGCGGCCGCCGTGGCCGCGGTCTTCGCCTCGACCTTCACGCTCGCGTCCTGGGCCTTGGCGACGTTCGTCGCGTTCTGCTGAGCGGTGACGTGCTCGGCCTTCACTTCCTGCTTGAGCGCCGAGGTGCTTGAATGCGACATGCCGGCCATGACGCCGGCGAGGAACACCGCGAGCGCGGCGAGGAGAATCAGTGCGGCGTTTCTCATTTCGCTTCCATGAAGGTGTAGCGCTGGCGCCGATCGAACCAGATCGAGCGCACGTAGCCGCGGTTGATTTCGAAGAAGCTCTGGCCGTAGCCTTTGACGGCGGTCTTCACCTTCAGGCTCGTCTTCTCGACGTTGCCGAACCACTTTTCGGGGTTGCAGCCCTTGGTCGCCATGCAGACGTGCCGGTCGTTGATGACGCCGCCGAGCCCGCCGTTGTAGGCCGAGAAGGTGAACTGCAGGCGGTCGTCGGGCGTCGCGCCGAACTTGATCGAGTTAAAGAGGTTGCGGTCGTAGGCGACGAGCGCGCGGAGCTGCATCGTCGGGTCGAACCGGTCTTCCCACTTCCAGGTCTTGAGCGACTTGTCCCAGCCCTTCGCTGCCTCGAAGTTGTTGAACTTCGGGGCGATGGTGAGCTGGCCGAGGCCGAACCCGTATTCGCGGCTCGTCTTGAGCTCGGTCTTGGGGTTCCAGCAGCGGGTTGACGTGAGCGAGACGCATGTCTCTTGCTCGACCTGCGCGGCGAGCGTTGACGGGGCGGGCATCGTGGGCCACAGCGCGGTAATCTGCGCTGCGAGCACGGGCACGTAAAGGGACGCGAGCTTAGGCAACATGGCCGGCAGCGGCCTGAATCCAGGCAACCATCGAATGCACGATCAAGCCCATGAAGCTGAGCACGGTGGCAAAGATGATTGCGGAGGCCATTGGCGACATCTGCGCCGAACCGACCAGTTCGCCCATCTTGATGTGCGGCAGGATCAAGAGGCGCAGAGAGTGGGCCACCGCGACGATCGCGACCACGATCGCCACTGCATAGCCCAAGCTGAAGAGCACTGGCAGATCGGTCATGAGGACCAGCAACGCTGGGACCGCCATGATGACGAGCCGATCGTCCAGCAGGGTCTTGAGAGAGTTCAGAAAACGCATGGGGTTAGCCTTTCCACTTGGTGTAGACGAAAACCGCGAATGCGCCGGCGATGGCCGACCGGATGACGTTGCTGATGACCGAGCTCCAGAAGCTGTTGCCGAGCCCGTCCACCCAGGTGAGGAACTTGGCAATGCGCGAGTGCTCGATCATGTGCTGCGAGGCCGACTGGTCGCCAAAGTAGGACTTCAGCTCCTTTCGGACGTCCTCGACGATGCTCTCGCGCAACTTCTTGTCGCGTTCGTCCAGGCGCTGGCCCATTTCATCAACGGTCGCCTTGGCAACTTCTCGGGCGATGGTCATCAGGTTCTCCTGGTCTTTCGGGTCGAAACTCATGCCGTCGCTCTCTCGCGGAATGGTGTGAAGAGGCGATGTTAACAATTCTGCACCGCCTTTGTCCAGTCACCGCTTACTTATTTCAAACGTCCGCGACCACCTTGCCGTCGGCGAACATGTAGCGCGCACCGCCGAACCCGTAGACGAGGTTCGTCTTGTCGGCGTCGGCCGGTTCAGAGGCCACCAGCTGCTTCTCGACGAAGCTGAAGGCGTTCTCCTTGTCGCCCGGCAGGCCCGCGACGGTGATATGCGTCGGCATGCCGACCATCTGCTTGCCCGCAGCCTTTGCGTCGGCGGAGACGTAGCTCACCACAGCGGCCGTAGCCGTTTGGCCGGCCTTGTCGAGCGTGACGCTCTGGACGACGTGAAAACCGACGACGACGCCGGTAGCGTCCTGGGTGATGTCCTTGTTGATTGCCATGTATGGCTCCTGTGAATGTGGGAAGTGGGAGGGCCGTCGGGATGACCGCCTATCCACCATTATAGTAAGTGACTCGTAACTTATCTACGCCTTAGAGAAAAGCCGCGTGATGGCCTTGACGACGTTCGGCGTGAAGCAGATCGGCACGCGCCACTCCGGACCCCACGGCGCGCCCTTCCATTTGGCGTTGCCGTGCTCGTCCATGCCGTCGAAGTAGTTCCACGCCTTCCAGCCGAGCTTCCATTGCCCGAATGCGCCGTTGTAGCTCACGCACCAGAGGCGGCCGTCGCGCGTTCGCGCATGGAAATTCGTGTAGTCGGCACCGCTTTCGAACTTGGTCACGATCCATTGCGCGGGGTCGAACACTTGCCCGAGCGGCCAGTAAGCAAAGCCATAGGCGGGATTGCGCCAGAGCCACTTCGTGCGGTTCCACCAGCGGGAGTTGCCTGGATCGAACCCCGGGTAGGCGTCGCGCGTGCCCGCGTCGAGCGGCGCGTCGAAAGTCTGAAACCACGACAGCCACTTCGGCAGGTAGCCGTCGTCCTTGCAGAAGATCGCGACGACCGGCGCGAGCACCATCGCGAGCGCCGTGAAGAGCAGGTTGACGAGTGTCAGGATCGCGTAGGTCATGCCGGAACCCCCTGCGGCTCGACTTGCACCGGCTTGAGGATCGCAGCGAACGTGTTCGGATCAAAGCGCCAGGCTTCCGGCCAGCCGAGAGCCGCCGCGACCGCCTCCGAGCAGAACCATTTGCTCTTTGCGCCCTCCTCCCGCCGCCACACGAAGCCGAGCAAGCCCAGCACGTCATACGGTTCGCCTGCATGCTGCTCGAACCAGGCGAGCGCGGCGGCCTGCTCCGCGGACGTGAGACGCAACTCGCGCACGTCCCAGTCGGCCGGGTTCAGCTCGAGCTCGGCCTGGCGCACGCCGCGGTCGAGGTAGGTCGAGCTCCAGCAGATGCTCTTGCCGTCGGGCGTCTCGCCCACCACCAGCTCCGCATGGCTATAGGGGCCGTCCGTCCACCACTTCGTCATGACACCCAGCCAGCCTTTGATGCCCGGGTGCCGCCCTTTAAAAAACGCTACTTTCATCGTTGCTCCTGTCACTGGATGGCTGCCGCAACCGTGTTGATCGCGGCGGTGATGGCTGCGTGCGCGGCAGTCGCCGCGTCGCTATCCGATGCGTAGAGCACCTCGTATTTGCGCATGCGCAGCGCGCCAAGCGCGGCGAGCGCCCCGTGCAGGTTGTCGGCCTGGGTGATGATCAGATCGGCCGCCTGCTGCGTGCTCATGCCGGCTGCGTTGGAGAAGCTCGAGATCCAGACCGAGACGTCGCCCGTGTAATTGGCCGCCTTGTAGGCGCGTGCTGCGTCCTCGCGCGAGAGGTATTCCTGAGAGAAGCGCATCCAGGTGGAGTAGATGTCTGCCACGCGCGCATCGATCGCGCTTGCAAGAGTGGTCTTCAGGTTGCTAAGGACGAGCACGGGGTCGAGCGGCACCACGCTCGGCGGTGTCGTCGAGGTATCCACTCGGTAGGCGGCATAGTTCGCCGCCTGGTCGGCCGTGCATTCAGTCATGTTCGGCGACATCTGCATCGCGCTTGGCAACTGCGTTGAGCCGACTGTCTTGCCTGTTACGTCGAATAAAACTGCATACATCATCTTCTCTCCAGCTTTGCTTCAAGTTCTGCTACGCGGCGCAGCAGGTTGTGCAGGACCTTGACGGTGAACGGGTGGAACTGGTCATGCGCGATCGCATACATGCCTCCTGCTGGCGACACGAGGCCGTCACCCTCGTCTTCCTCAAACATGTCCTCACGGGGGACTAAGGCGACGACGTGGTTGCCGTGTTCACCCTTGGCGCGCAGGACGTCCTGCGCGATGAAGCCATACTCGGGGCGGCCCTCTTTCACGTAGTGCTTCGGCGCGAGCTTCGTGATGAAGTCGAGCGCCTCTTCCTCCGCTACATCCACGATGTCCGTTTTCAGGCGGCGGTCCGAGTTCGCGACCCACGCATTGGCGAGGCCCGCCTGCCCGCAGTTGATGCCGAAGTTCCACGTTGCGCTCTGTCCAGGCCCGGATGCACCGCCCGCGCCGAGGTAGGCCCCCGACCACGTCATTGCCTGCGCGCCGTTCGCATTGATGATCCCGCGCACTGTGAGGGCGCCCGCGTCAGTTAGCTGAAGGTTCCAGTTGTTCTGGGCTTGGTTGATGAACCCGATTTGCCCGCTCGGATCGGCCCGTAAAAACGCCGAGTAGTTAGTCGTGTGAAGCTGGATGCTGGCCTGATTCATCACATACAGCGTGCCGTAGTTCTGAAGCCCGCCGTTGGCAGTGATCAGCCCGTTGGCGGTAAAGCCAGCGCGAGAACCGATCGCCCCGGTATCGTTGACCCAGAAGTTCAACGCCGTGTTGGCGTTGTTGACGACTTCCAGGTTCTGCGACACGCTGTTCGAACGGATGAACGGCGCGTAGCCGTTGGCATTGAGCTTGATGGCGCTGCTGTAGGTGGTCTGCCCGATGTTGTTCAGTTGGACGCCGCCATTGAACGAGTGGAGCGCACCGTAATACGTCATAGAGGCATTGCCCGACGTCGAGCTACCGCCGGTCGCGATGATCCGCCCGTCGTAGTCGCTGCCGGTGCCCGAGCTGTGGAAGTCGATGAACGGCGTCATCGTGGAGCTCATCGAGCCAAGCTCGATCACGCCGCCCGATGCGAACACCGAGCCGGCGAAAGTTGAGCTGCCGGAATAAACAGTCAGCCCGTTATTGATCCCTACCAAGCCGGTCGAGCGTGTGATTTGGATCGGCGCGCTTTGCCACACTCCGGCGTCGTTATAGCGGTCGATGCTGAAGTCGGCGCCCGCGTTGGCAGTCTCGGTCGTCTGGTTCGCGCCCACCGTCCATCGCGCGACGCCAGCCGATGTGAGCTTCATGCCCTTATACGAGGACGCGACACCGTTGACGAGCACGAAATCCTTGAACAACCCGGTGCCAGCCACTTGCAGCGTGTTCGTGTTGTCGTCGGTCTGCGTGCCGATCAGCATGCGGCCGGCCGCTGTCAGGCGCGCGCCTTCGACGTTGCCGGAGACAAGCGCGAGGTAGCCCGTGCCGTTCGAGCCGACGTATGCATTCCCGGTCGAATAGAAAAGCGCGCTCGATGAGTCCGAGCTAATCGCGGCACGAATCGTTCCCGCGCCGAGCAGCGCGGTGCCCACGACGTTTGCCCCGCCGGTCACCTGCAGCTTATTGGCGCCGTCGTCCGTCGCCGTGCCGATCAGCACGCGACCGCCATACGTCAGGCGCATGACAAGGGCCTGGTTTGCGTCGCTCGCGGCATCGTTCGATGCTGAGTTCAGGTAAAAGTCGAGGTATTCCTTGCCCCACGTCCCGCCGTTGAAGCCCGCGCGCAGCGAGGCGACCATACGTGTGCCCAGATCGGTGCCCGAGCCAAAGGTGCCCGAAAGTCGGATCTTCCCTTCCCGGCTGATCGCGCCCGACGCGCCGCGCACGTTCAGTTGTGCCGTCGTCGCGCTCGGCGTCGCGTCGATAAAGGTGGCGGCCGAGATGGTGCCGCCGAGTGCCTTGTCGAACGGCGTGACGTTGCCGCTATCCCACGGCGTGTAGCCGCCAAAGGTCGGGCGTTGCGAAAGCGCGAGCACGCCCGTCGAGCGCGTGATGGAGAACGGCGAGTCGATCCAGGTGCCGGTGTCGTCGTAGCGGTTGAGCAGCAAGTTCGAGCCAGCGTTGCTGCCGCCTTCCGCCGTCGAGGATGTAGTCAGCTCCCAGCGGTTCGAGCCCGCCGTCTTGAAATACATCGAGCGACCCGCGCCTGCCGCGCCATCGACGTTGAATGCGCCGCCGGTCGTGATGCTGCCGGTTGCCTTGGCGGTGCCCGCCACTTGCAACAAGGTCGCGCCGTCGTCGGTCGAGGTGCCGACCAGCACACGCCCGCCGCCAGTCATCAGTTGCATCGTCGTGATGCCGATGCCGCCGCCGGTCGGACGCGTGACCACGAGCGCATTCTGCGATGCCGAGTAGGCGTCGTTCATCGAGCGGATGACGAAGTTGCCCGAGGACGCGTGCAGGATTTCCCACGTCTTCTCATCGGCCGGCGCGTCCTCGCGCTTCACGAAAATGCCGGTCTGCCCTGTGCCGCTGCCGTTCGATGCGCGCAGCGCACCGGTCGAGGCGACCCCGCGGATCGTGCCGTTTACCTGGAACTTGTCGGCGCCGTTGTCGGTGCTGGTGCCGACGAGAACACGCCCATTGCCGAGCACGCGAAACTGTCCCGTGATCGAGCCTGCCGCGTTGCGCGCAAAGAGGCCGAGATCGCCCGAGCCGTCCGCGTTCGCATAGCCATAGACATCGGCCGCGCCCTGGCCCGCGAGAACGTCGGAGGTCGTCGAGGCCCATCGGAACGAAAAGCTCCCGATCGTCGTTTGCGACGCCGGCGGAGACGCGACAGTCAGTGTGCCGTTGGCAATCACCGCATATGGGTAGTTGCCGGGCGAATTGCGCGCAATACCCATCCGGTAGTTCGTGCCAAGCGTCTTGCCGCTCGTCGATGCCGGGTCGCCCACCCACAGGTCGCCCGCCATCGTGTCGCCGTTCTTCGACACTGGATTGCCGATCGTGGAGGCCACCTGGTCGGCGTGCGCGGCGCTGGCTGCGGCCGCATTTTCGCTGGCCTTGGAGTTCGTTTCGCTGGTCTTCGAATTCGTCTCGGAGGTCTTCGAATTGGTTTCCGAGGTCTTCGAATTCGTCTCGCTGGTCTTTGCCGCATTTTGCGAGACGAGCGCGGCTGCGGCGGAAGCCGCAGCATTCACCTCGCTCGTATGGGCGTTCGCGGCGGAAGTTGCGGCTCCAGAGGCGCTACCGGCGGCAGCCGACGCGCTGGCGGTCGCATTCACCGCCTGAGTCTGGGCGTCCGCGTCGTAGTCTTTCCAGCCGGTGCTGGTGTAGACGCGGAGCAGCTGCTTGGTCGTGTCGAAGTATTCCGCGCCCTGCACGAGCGGGTTACCGCTGTTGTCGAGCGTGGGCGCCGTCGCCTTGTTGCCCAGATAGAGGGCATTCATGGTCGTCAGGATGCCCTGCACCGTCGCGCGGTCAGCCGCGGCCGAGGTTGCCGAGCCGGCGGCTGCCGTCGCCGAACTTGCCGCTGCCGTGGCCGAGCCAGCCGCCGCCGTCTTGCTGGAAGCGGCGTTTGTCTCGCTTGTCTTCGCGTTGGTTTCGCTGGTCTTGGCGTTTGCTTCGCTGGTCGCCGCGGCATTCTTGCTGGCGAGCGACGCTGCGGCCGACGCGGCGCTATTCGTCTCGCTGGTCGCGGCGGCGTTTTTCGAAGCAAGGGCAGCGGCGGCCGAACTCGAGGAATTTGCCTCGCTGGTGGCGGCCGCCGTCTTTGAGGCGGCCGAGGCCGTCGCGCTATTAGCCGATGCCGTTGCGCTCGTCGCCGATGCGGTGGCCGATGCGGCGCTGTTCGTTTCGCTGGTCTTCGAATTCGTTTCGCTCGTCTTCGCGGCATTTTGCGACGCGAGTGCTGCCGTCTTGCTAGTGGCCGAGTTCGTTTCGCTCGTCTTCGAATTCGTTTCGCTGGTCTTCGCCGCGTTCTGGCTGGCGAGCGCGGCGGCTTGGGATGCGGTCGCGGCCGCCTGCGTGGCGTTGATCTGGGCGATGAAGGCCGTGAGGCCGGCCGGCGTGACGCTGCCGATCATGTCCTGCAGCTGATACATCGCCTTCGTCCAGACCGCAGCCGTGCCGACGTCGCCCTGCGAGATCAGCGGAATATTGTCCGGCGACGTGAAGTCGGTGACGAACGCGCCCTGCGCCATCGCGCCGGTTGCACCCTGATAGGCACCCGTGAGCTGGACGACCGTGTTCGTGCCGTCGAAGGTTGCGTCCTGGGCCACCGTGTAGGGCACGAGGTCCGGCGACACCATGAAAATATTGTTGGCGCGAATGCGGTAGGCGACATTCACGCCGATCACCGTTACCGTCTGCGAGCCGTTGGTGACGGTGCAGACTTGCTTGAGCTGTGCCATGCAGGAACCCTTGTCGGAGAGACTGTTATCTCTCCGATTGTAACTCACGGGTTACTTACCGGCAATCTAATCAAGCCTTTGGGTGTGCGTTTTTCACGGACTGGCAGTGCTCGATCCATGCGAGCGTCTCGGCCGGCAGCGCGATGCCCGCCTCCTGGAGCGCCGCGAACCCCTTCATCAGCGCATCGAGCTGCTCGCCAATCGGCATGTAGTCGGCGGCGCGCCGTGGCGCGACATCGATCTTCGTGTGGATCTTCATGGCTGGATCACCTCAAACGTGGCGTCGAGCATCGGCCAGGCCGACACGGTGACCGGGTAGGTTCCCGGGTGACTGAACGAGAGCTCGGCGGTGCTCTCCTCGCATGCGTGCTCGACCCCTTCGACCGTCACCGTGCACGGCACCGGCAGGTTTTCGAGCGTCGCGCCCGAGAGCGTCGCGGAGTTGGCGGGCCGCGGCACGACTGCGCCCTCCTTCACGTAGTCAGCGTCGAGGTCGCCGTCTTCGAATACGAGACAGCCGCCCTCCGGCGGCGCCTGGTGCTCAGCCATCCAGCGCGGCATGCTCATGCGCTGGGTGATCTTGCCGGTCGCGTCCGCCATCACAAAGGCGGTTTGCGTCATGTCGTTCATCGTTTTGCCTCAAAAATAGCGAGTTGGTTGCCCGAGGTCTTGATCGTGTGCCAGCCCGGCGCGAGCGTAACCACGTAGAACCCCGCGACATAGGCGGCGTAGTAGCCCGAGACGCCGCCCGTGTCATAGTTGGCGCGCTGCGCACCGTCGATAGACAGGGTGACCGCCGAAAATGGCGCCGAGAAGTGAATCGTGCAGGAGCCGCCCGACGAGTAGTAGCTCACCTGGAGGTTCGAGCCGCCTTGCGCGAACACGCCGGTCGTGACGGCGTTCTGGCCGATGCGCAGCGTATCGATCTGTGCCTCGCCGATGTGTGCGGTGTTGATCGCCGCGTAAGCGATCTTCGCGCCGTTGATCTGCGCGTCGCCGATCTTGGCGTTGTCGATCGAGGCGTCGCCGATCAGCGCGTTGCTGATGATGACGCGCGGCTGCCCGTAGACCACGCCGATCGTGAACGGCTGAATGCCGGGGTAACCCGGAATCCACACCGAGAAGCGCTGCGCGTGGACGGCGAACTCCGACACGATGCCGCCGTTGATCGGGTAGCTCGCGAGGCCAAAGCCCGTCACCAAGCCGTTGTTGTCGATCTTGACGGAATATTGTGCGTTCAGGCCGTTGATCGAGCTCTGCTGCGTGCTGATCGAGGCCGTGTGGCCGCCGAGCGTCGAGTTGATCTGCGTGATGGAACTCGCGTTCGCACTGTCGCCCGACACGCGCGCGTTGATTTCCGTCTGCACGTTCGCGTTGGTCGTGCCAAGCGAGGCGTTCACGCTATCGATGCGGGTGGAAAGCGCCCCGTCGGCACTCGCGCGCGCGGTCTGCTCGACGCTGATCGCCGCCATCGCCGGCTGAACTTGCGAGGCAGGCCGCCACTCGACGTCCGTGAAATACCAGCGGTTCTTGTCGTTGTTCACGCCCGCGCCGAAGTCGATCAGCACGTAAAGCTGCGCGCTTGTGTAGCCATCGGGGATCGTCACGTTGCCTGCGAGGCGCGTCCAGGTCGAAGTCGCCGCGAGCGACCCGGCCCACACCCACGTATCGGACTTGCCGGCGCCCGAGCACTTCAGCCCGAGCGAGATGTTGACGGCTGCCACAGGGGTCGCCGCGCGCATCTCCAGATAGTGCGACTGGCCGCCCGAGACGTTGACCGTGCGTGTCGAGTAGGGGTTGTCTCGAATGTTCGAGCGAAACACGTAGGCGGCAGGCGCCCCAAGCGGCACGTCGCCGGCGGTGCCCGCGAGGGCCGTCACCGAGCTCCAGCCGGTGTTTAGCCCGCCTGCTGCGACCGGGTTCGCGCACAGGTTCGTCGCATCCACCCCGTAGGCGGCCGCGACCGTGTTGATTTGCGTCGCGAGCGCGGCGTCGGCGTTCGTGCGCGCAGTAGCCTCGGCCTGCACTGCCGCCGTGTTGCTGCCGGTGTTCGCCGCGAGCGTGTCAATTCGCGTCGAGAGCGCGGCGTCGGCGGTCGTGCGGACGGTCTGCTCAGAGATGATCGCCGCGGTATTGGCGTTGCTTGCCGACACGAGCGTCGTGATCTGCGCGGCCATGCTGTTGTCCGCGCCCTGGCGGAGCTGCTGTTCCTGCGAGATCGCAGCCGTCAGGTCGCCCGAGAGCTTCGACTTGGCGTCCGCGAGACGCTGGTTGACCGAGCCGATGATCGACTCGGGCGCGTCCACCAGATCGATGCGCGTTTTCAGCGCCGGGATGAGCTGGCTGTCCTTGAGAACGCCCTCGGCGATCGCCTCTACGTCCAGAAACGGCGTGTGGACGTGGATCTCGTTGGACGGAATCGTCTTGTCCAGCCCGAATGCGTCATACGGGATGATCGTGAGGTAGTAGTCCGCGTTGAACATCAGGCCCGAGAGCAGCACGGTCGTGTCCGGGCCGTCGTAGGCGGGCGTAGTCGGCGCGCCGACGTCGCCTGACCAGCGCAGCATGATGCGCGCGCCGGCGTAGTCCGTGTCGTCGCTGTGCGTGAAGCTGAGCGTGATGCTCTCGAAATTCGCGCTGGTGGACGCCGTCAGCACGGTCGGCGGCGGGTTGTAGCAGTCGAGCACGGCTGCCTTGCCGATGTTGCCGAACTGGTCGCGCACGGCGATCTCGAACACAAGTTCCCGGTGCAGGCCGTCGGCGAAGTTCTTCTCGTAGGTGTAGATATACGAGTTGTCCGTCGTGTGCTCGGTGCGCAGGAGCTTCTGGTTCTTCGTGCCGTAGTTGGGCTTCTCATAGACGCGGATCTCGTAGTCGAGAAAGTGCGGGTCGCGCGCGCCCGAATCGGCGCCATTCGGCTCGCTGCCGAATTCGAACGAGGCTGTCACCGAGTTGTAGCGCCAGAAGAGCTTGCAGTCGCGCCCGGCCCAGAGGTAATCGGCGCCCGAGACGACGGCGGTCGAAAGCGCCGTCACCGTGCCGATCACCGTGTAGCTCACCATCGGCGACTGGTCGTAAGACGAGTCCTTGCCCCAGATGTCGAACGCCTGCGCCTTGATGGTCAGCTGGTCGCCCTTTTGCACGCCCGGCACGATGAAGCTCGTGTCGGCCCGGACCGTGCCCGCGAGGTTGAATGCCCCGCCATTCTTCTGCACGAAGACCTTCGCGCCCGCGTAGTTGCCAGCGACCGGCTGCGCCCACGTCGTGCGCACCTGCGAGAGGATCTGCGCGCCCTGCACGTAGGTTTCCTCATACGCGGTCAGGCTTTGCACGACGCCGATCGCCGCCTGCGAGGGGTCGAGCGCCGGCGGCGTGAGGCCCGTTGCCACTTCGTCGTATGACGACAGGTCATAGACCGCCTCGATATACTCGAGCGCCTTGATCGCGCGGTGCATATCGCTCGACCCAAGCGAGATTTCGGTGATGCGGAAGGGCTTCTTGACCTTCGTCGTCTCGCCGAACATGTAGTTCGTGAATGCGTCCGGCACAAACGACAGGCCGCTCGAAAGCGTCACCGTGTCGGTGTCGCCCGTGCGCAGAATCACATCGTGATCCTCGATCACGTCCGTGTCGTAGAAGGTGACGCCCTGCCCCACGGCAAAGCCCGCGGTCGATTCGACATAGACGCCATCGGAGACAACCGCGGTCACGCCCGTTTCGACGCCTGCCGAATTGCGGATGCGGCGCACGCGGTAGTTCGTGGGCGTGCCCAGCACGCCGATGAACTGATCGCCAATCGAGCGCACGCTGCCTGTGCCGCGCACGGCAGTGTTGGCGAGCATGAGGAGCTTGTAGCTCTTGCCGGCGGCCATCGTGACCGTCTTGTCGAGCTTGATGACGGTGGAGGTGCTGCCCGGCGCGAGACGTCCCGACTCGGCCCATGCGGGCTGATCGTGCTGCACGAGCACCACATCGCCCGCCGCGCACGCGATCGATTCGATCGGCGACTGCCATTCACAGGTCTGCGTGAGGTAGCGGTTGATGTTGAGCTGGAGCGCGCCCTCTTTGTATGCACGCTGAATGTCGACCACGCCGTAGGCGGTGATTGCCGCGGCGTTCTGCGGGCGGCCTTCGAGCGCGGCGGACGCGTCGGCAACCTTTACGGTCTTTTGCTTGTAGTCGTCGTCCTGGTCGAAAAAGGTGACGTCTACCTCAGTCGCGCGGTCGGTGCGGCTCATCCAGCTTTGCTTGAACGTGCCCTCGACGATGTTGCCCATGCCGAACATCATCACGGGGTTCGACGCGCGCTCGATGATGACCGAGTAGCGCGTGCCGACCGGCACGAGCTGGGCGTGGCCCGCGCGCGCGATGTATTGGCACGCGTCCCACATGTTCATGTTCGTATCGAACACGCCGTCGAAGGTGAAGCTGTTCGCCGTGCAGTGTTCGGCCAGATCGAAGAAGGCCGAGCGGTCCAGGCGGCTAGGGTCGATGCCCCCGCCGTAGCGCCAGTGCGTGAGGGCATCCCACAACACCCATGCCGGATTGTTGCTCGCCTGGTTGATCTGGCTTACCGCGCCGTTGGTGCGCGTGTAGGTCGGAATGACCCGCCCGCCGTGCTTGAAGGTGACCGTCGGCACGCCGCTGATCTGGTCGTCCATCTTCACGCGGATCGCGAGCAGCGCCGTGTGGTTGTAGCCGACGCCTTCGTAGACGACCTCGTTCAGGTCGCCGAGGTAGCAGTCCGACGAGGCGGTCGTGCTCGTGTCGGTCGTAATCTTCTTGCCGCTCGAGTTGGACGAGTAGTCGACGTAGTTCGGATTGCGCCGCACGCGCACTTCATACTTGCCCGATTGCAGCTGCGGCGAGAGATAGGTGCGCCGCGCAGTCGAGCGCAGCGCTTCGGTCACGACAAGCGCGGCGGTGCCGGCCGGGATGCTCACGGTCATGCTCACCGCGCCCGCCTGTGCGACCGGCCACTCGCTCACTTGCTGGCCCACGTAGCTGCCGAATTTCGCCATCACCGCGGCGCGCACGGTGTCGAGCACCTGGCCGTCGTTGGTCGTGATGTTGAGGTCCGTGATGACCTGCGTGCCGTCGAACTGGTAGGTCATCCCATCGTAGAGCGCGCCGGGCACGTTACCCACGCCGACATTCGTGATCGGCTGCACGCGCGCGGTGACGTAGCGCGGGGCCGATGCCGAGAATGGCGTCCACGCAGAGTTGCTTCCCGCCACCCGGTAGTCGGCTTCGAGCGCCACCGAGTTGTTCTGGATGTCGCCGTTCTTCGTGTTGACCGAGAAGAGGCCCGAGGGGAAGTTGAAGTCGAGGCGCACCGCCTCGACGTTGCCCTGCGTCGTGAAATTGAGGTAGGTGCCGTCGGCCGGGAGCTTCAACTGCTTCGAATAGGGCGTGATGACAGAGCTGAACCAGTCGATCGGCGTTTGCTGCGCGTCGCCCAGGCGCGTTTGCACCGAAACTTCCGTGTATTCGGAGAGGGCGCGGTCGTTGATCTTGATGTCGGAGATGGACGCAATCGGCCCCTCCCCGGCATTAATGAGCATGTAGAGGATCTGGCTGTTGCCGGCAGCCTCGGTATGCACGCCGATCACGTTGCCGGCCATGCGGAAGTTGCCGTAGACCACCGGGTTCGGCAGCATCTCGTCGGCAGTGTTCTTCGCGCCATCGACACCATAGGTCGAGCTCGCGGCCAGGCCGCTGCCGGTCGAGACAGTAGGCACCGCCGGCGGCAGGATCGCATTGAGCAGCATCGAGCCTGCGATCGTCACGGCAGCCGAGGCCGCGGCCATCGCCATCATCCCGCCCATCGTCGCGGTCGCGGCGCCCACTGTTGCCGCCCCGGTATAGGCCATCGCGGCGAGCCCGCCCGTGTAGACCGAGGCGACCGCGATGGCGATCATCCCGACGATACGGAAGATGCCCTTGCCGCCACCGCCGCGCGGCACCGGGCAGATCACAATGAAATCGTTCGGCTGCAGGCGAGTCTTGGCGAACTTCTCGCGCTCGATCGCGCGGCCGTTGAGCGACACCACGCAGTCGGCTGCCTCGACCAGCGGCAGGTAGCGATCAAGCGTGTAGGTCTTGCGCCACTTCCATTGCTCTTCGCGCACGTCGCGCATCGGCTCGAACGGGTTGGTGATCCGTCGAACCTTGATGAATTGCGGTGCCGCCTTAGCCTTCGATGTATTCATAGAACCCGTCGATCCGTTTTTCCCACTCCGAGAGCCGCTCGATCGTTACGCCGCCCGATGGCTCCCACGCGTGAATGAATAACCCGTTACTTATTACATATCCGACATGACAGACCTCACGGCCGATCCGGAAGAACACCATCGAGCCGACCTGCTGGCCGGGCAGCCGGTGCCAGAACTCGCGCGAGGTAATCATTAGCGCGTGCGTCGCGCCGCTGTCCGTCGGGCTCTGGTAATCCGGCACTTCGCGGCCCGTGGCGCGCTCGATCAGAAACTTGACGAGGCCGTAGCAATCGAACTCGTCTGGCCCGCGCGCGCCGCGCCGAAAGGGTGTCCCGATCAGGTCAACATATGTAATGGGTGACTTATCCATTTTACGCGACAACGAGGTTGCTTGAAACCAGATTCGGCGAGCCGCCGAAGTTGATTACGTTGTTGTGCGCGCGGCAGCCGAGTGGTCCGGCAAGCGTGCGGTCACAGGATGCAAGCGAGCCGTTGTAGCGACAGGTGCGCCCGTCCTTGTAAACCCACTGGCAGAAGTCCCGCCGTTGCAGCCGGCGCGGGAACTGCTTGGTGAGCGCGTTCTCGGCGCCAAGCGTCCAGGTGACGACGTAGTTGTCCACCGCGCCTTGCGTGATGACGAAGTGCTCCTCGACATCGGGCGTGTCGTTCAGCCCACCCGTTTGGCACACGCGAATTGTCACCGGGAAGTCGGTGCCGCCGCCGTAGTTGTTCATCTTCTCGATCACCGCGCGCGTGTAGTCGATGAGCGACACGGTGATCTGGGGCGCGGCGCCCGCTTGTGTCTTGAGCTCCAGCGAGAACTGCATGGGCGAATACGTGATGCCCTGCCGGACCACCGCCTCGGTGTTGTTCACGTAGTAGAGCGTCTCGGACACGTCGCCCGTGGTCGGGTCGATCACGCCTACGTCGATGAAGGCGAGATACGGGACGTCCGAGCCGATCTTGTTCTTCTCGATGATGCTCGCAACGGAAATCAGGTTTGGCATTTACGCCTCTTCGAGTTTGAAAGTGACGCTCCAGAGCGGCATGCGCCCGGAGCCGGAATACGACCACTGCAGCGTGGAGTCGGTCGAGAAGCGCACGTAGACCGTCTCCTTGCTCACCGGGTGGACGAAGTAGAAGATCGCGCTGCCGCCGTGCATCGCGTCGAAGTGCGCGTCGATGTCGGCGCGCTGCGCGTCGGTGAAGTCGGTGAAGCCGCAGGTGAACGTGCGCCGGGGTTTTCGCGTGTGCTTCGGGCGCGTGACCACGTAGCCTCCGTCCATCTTGGAGGCCATCGCGGGGTTCTCTTTCTCCTGCTGGAATTTGCTCGAGTCCAGCAGGTCGTTGTGCGGAAGTGTCGTGTAGCTCATCGAAGTGCGCCTTTGAGTCCGTCGCGGAAGGAGCCCGGCTGGCTGGCGGCGGTCAGCACGACGTCGAGGATCATCGACTTGCCGTCAAAGCGGGGCTGGCCCTGCTGCTGCGCCGACACCGACTGGCCGGTCTGGTTGATGACGTTGACCGTCACGCCGCCGGCGCCTGCGGCCGCGCCGCTCTGCTGCTGTTGGCCGCCGGTAATCGTCACGGGAATGCTGCGGCCATCGGGCAGCGGCACGAACGCCTCGTTCATGCTGCCTTCGCCATAGACCGCGACCTGCGGGCTGTTGGCGATGCCGCCGTTGGCATACTTGCGCAGCGCGAGCGGTCCCAGCTGGGTCATGATCCCGCCGTCCGCGAATGCATACTGGTTGCTCATCTGGCCGCCGGTGTAGTTCCAGTTGCCGAGCGTGTTGGTGCCGCCCTGCACGCCCATGAGTGTGCTCGAGGACTGCATCGAGGCGGTCTGCGCGAGCATGCCGTCGGTGGCCGTGGCCGAGCCGCCGAAGTAGGCGGACGCGAGCGCGCCCGCGATCGAGCCGAGCGCCCCGCCGATACCACCGCCGCCACCGCCCGAGGTCGCCTGGATCGAGGCGAGCGCGGCCGCGACGTATTGCGCCGCCTGGCCGAGCGTGACCAGAGAGTTCTGCGTGCTCGTCTGAGTCGTCTGGCCGACGATCAGGTTCTTCACGTTGTCTTCGAGCGTCGTGCTGTATTTCTCACCCGAGCCAAAGAGCGACGTGAAGAGGTCACCCACCTTTTCGAGCGGACCCTTAATAAACGCCGGCAGCGCGCCCGCGACACCCTCGCCGGCGGCAGACGCCGCATCGCTCTTGCCGTTGCCCCCGAACGCGCCCGTCACCTTATTGGTGAGGCCGTCGAAAAGCTGCTGCAGGCCGCCGCCCATCGACTTCTGCAGGCCAATGCGCAGAATGTCGGTGCCGATGGTTTCGAGCAGGTTGCCGAAGTTGAGCTTGCCGGTCTTGGCGACGTTCACGAAGGCGTCGATCGTGGACTCGGACCACGAGGTCGTCTTCTTGCGCATCTGTTCGGTCGTGTCCTGCCAGTCGATCGCAAGCTGCTGCATCGGCGTGCGCAGCTTCCTCATGTTGTCCAGGTCGCGCGTGACACGCGCGGCGGCGATCAGCCCCTCTTCCTGCGAAGGGTCTTTGCCGTCGGCCTTCACCTTGTCGAGCCGCGCCTTGGCCGCCTTCTCCCACGCGTCGTTCTCAAGCGCGATCTGCGCGTTGAGGCGGTCCCGCGCGTTCTCGATGAGCGCCGCCTGCGTCTCCTGGTCCTTCTTCACGATGTCGCGCGTGAAGTTCACGAGGTCGATTTGGTCGGCCGCGAGCTGGACCCGCTTCATGTAGTCGACGATCGGCGCGATCTCCTTGGCCGCTTCGGTCGACTTGGTGGCGAGCTTTTCGAGGAACTTGATTGCGCCGCGTCCGTTGTTCGAGTCCGAGTCGGGCGTCGTGACGTCGCCGTTCATCAGCTTGGTGATGCTTTCCTGATACTGCTCGGCGAGCGGCGCAAGCTTGCCCTTGAGCGACTCCATCTGCTGCTTGGCGTTCTCCGTGATTTGGAGCATCGTCTCGTCGTCGATGAGCCCTTGCACCTTGGAGCCGTTGAAGTCCGGCCGGGTGTTCTTCGCATCCTTACCGTGACCCTTCGTGTCGAGTTCGCCGTTTTCCCAGAGCGCGCGGATCTTCGCTTCAGCCTGCGTGCGGATCTGGTCGTATTCGGAGGCGCCCGAGACGATCTGGGCGAGCTGCGCCTTCGCCTGCTCGAGCTGCGACCTGATGTCGGCGTTCTTCTTGGCAAAGAGGTCCGTCGGCGGCTTCGCGCTGCCGGTCTTCTTACCCTTCGTGCCGATCTGGTTGGGCGCGTTGAGCGCGTCGATGCTCGACTGCGCCTGCGAAATCTCGTCGTTCAGGCGCTTTTGCTCGGTCGCGGCCGCAGCCATCTGGGCCTGCGCATCCTTGCCGACGAAGCCCTTCTTGATCTGATCGTTGATCGCGTCGCGGCGTTGCGTGAGCGTTGCCACGCGCTGCGCGGTGATGTCCACCTCGACCGCCTTCAACTGGTCGGCCTGCTGCTGCAGGATCGCCTTCTCCTGGTCGGAGCCGACCTTGACCGTCTTCAGGCGATCCTTGAAATCGTCTTGAATGTCGGCGATGCGCTTCGCACGCGCAGCCGACAGCGTGCGCAGCTCCTCGTCGGACTTTTCCTGGAGCCCTTGCGCGTAAGCGTGGCTCTCCAGCACCGAATTCGCCTTGTCGAGCGAGCTCTGCGCCTGCTTGCGCACGTCCGAGAGGCTGTTCACCTCGCCCTGCAATGCCTGGCGCTTGGCTTTCAGCGCCTTGATCTCGGGGTCGTCGTCTCCCACCCGGCCGACCCAGTTGCCTTGCTCGTCCAGCCCCGACTTGCGCATCGAGATTTGCGTGTCGATGTTGCCGATCTCGGCCTTCTTGTTCTTGATGCCCGAGTCCGCGTCGTCGATCTGGCCCTGCGTGACCTTGTTTTGCTGCATCGCCTTGTTGAGCGTCGCAGCCGAGACGGCGGCGCGCGCGGCCTGCGCGGCGGTGTCGCGATACTTTTCCCACAGCGCAATGCCGGCAATGATCGCGGCCGATACGACCGTGATCCAGCCGCCCATCGCGTTGAAGGCAAACTTGAGCTTCATGATGCCGGACTCGAGCATCGCCGCGCCGCGCGTCATCTCGGCCATATTGGCGACGGCCGCCTGCTCGGCGGTGATTGCAGTCGCAAGCGCGGCGTTTTTCGCAACCAGCGCGGCGTTTTCAGCGCTGGTGGCCGCGGTCAGCCCGTTGGTCGCCACGATCGCTTCCGTCTCGAGCGCGATCGCCTGCTTGAGCGCATTGTTGCGCGTGAGGATGGCGACCGTCTCCTGCTCGAGCAGCGCGATCTCCGCGCGCATCGAGGCGAGGCGCTGTTCCAGCTTGGCGGTATAGGCGTCTTGCGCGGCGTATTCGGCGGCGGTCGCAGCGTTGCTCGCCATGCCCATCTGGGCGCGCTTGTATTGCTCGGCGACAACGAACTGCGTGGCGGCGACTTCGCGCGCCTGCAGCTCCTCGAAGAGCGCAATCTTCTGCGCGAGAACCGCCTCATTGTTGGCGACTTCCTTCGCATACTCCTCGTGACGCGCGGCGTCGGCGGCGGCATAGCGCTCGGCGTTGGCCGCAATGAGCTTCTGGTTGTCGCCGATCTCTTTGGCGAGCGCTTCCTGCCGGATTTCGCTTTCCTGCGCGATGCTCGCGCGGCGCTGCGCGTCAGCGGCGAGGATCTGCTCGGTGACCGTCAGCTGCTTGGCCGCGACCGCATCCTGAGCGATGATCGCGTTGGCGGCGTATTCGCGCCACGATGCGTTCATGCCCACGAGCGCATTGCGCATGCCGGCCAGGAAGTTCCCGACCATGTTCGTGCCGAACACTGCGAGCAGCACCTTGCCGAGCGTCACCAACTGCGGAAGGTATTCAGTGAGCGCCTCCCGGCCACTGTGAAAGAGGCCGATGAGGGTCGTGAACGAAGCGGACAGGTCGGTCGCCCACGCTTTTGCCTGCGGCGTGCCGAAGAGCTTCATGAGCTCTTCGAGCTCGGCCTTCGCGGCGTCGAACATGCCAGCTTCGGCGACGTCGTTCTTGAAAAGCTCCCAGCGCACGTTCAGCTTTTCGATTTCGCCCTGCCAGGTGCGCATCTGCTGCGCGGCCGCCCCCATCGAGTCGTTCTGAAACACCGCGAGCATCTTGTTGATGGCGCCCGCCGACTGCACGGAGCCCGTGCTGATCGCCTTGGTGAGCGCGGCCATCGACATGCCCATGCCGGTCGCCATTGCCTGTGCGGCATTCGGAATCGCCTGCGACAGCTGCAGGCGCAGCTCTTGCAGCGAGACGGTGCCCTTGCCCGCCATCTGCTGAATCGCGAGCGACGCACTCTTCAGCTGCTCGGACCCGCCGCCGTATTTGGCAACCTGATTGACGAGCGCTTCCAGCGACCCCTTCGTGGGGTCGATACCGACCGTCTTGAATTTGACGAACGCGTCCGTGAGCGCACCGAGCTTGAACGGCGCGTTCTGTTCGAGGTTCAGGATGAACTGCTTGCCGAGCGCGGCGTCGGCGTTACGGCCGGCGTCGGTCGCAGCAGTTGAGAGGCCCTTGAGGACGGTGGTGAGCTTCTCCAGCTCGCCCGCGGTGTCCATGATCGAGCGCGGCAGCGAGAGGAACACGCTATCGATGTCCATCAGCGCGAACTTGACCGCGCCGATGGTGGTGACCCACTGATGGAAAGCAACCCCGGCCGAGTTGATCTTCGCCTCGATGGCCTTCACGCCCTGGCCCGTGGTCGCGAACTGCGCTTCGAGCGCCTTCAGCTGGGCGGCGGTCGATTGAGCCGTGACGCGAAAACCCGAGTCGTCAAGAATCAGGTTGTAGCCAATGTTTTCGAGGTTGCTTGCCATCTTCGTCCTGTGTCACTTTGTCGGACGGGCCACCATCGCCTTAAGCTCCGCGAAGCCCGTTTCGTCTCTTTCCTCGTTCAGCGGATCGAATCGCTTCTCTTCCGTCTGATAGAGCTCGGCTCGGAGCTTGGTTTCATGGCCCTGCGCGCCCTCTCGGCTTTGGCGGGCCGTGTGCAGCATCAGGGCGCGGAGGTCTTCTTCCGCGAGCAGCCGGTTGATGTTGCGGTTCAGGGTCCAGAAAGCGCGAATGGGAAGTCTCATCACTTCCCAATACGTCATGCGGTAATGCCGCTGAACCCGGGTGAAGAGCAGACTAAAGTCGAGCTCCTGCTCTTTCTCCTCACCCGGCGGCGTCAGTTTTTTTCAGCTTCTCCGCCTTCGGCGCCCTCGACGTCCTTCTTGTCGGGGTCGAACAGACCGCGCAGGAAGGCGACCAGCACGCCGAGCTTTTCCAGCGAAAGCTTTTTCAGCACCGCGTCGGGGATCTCCACCGCGCGCTTGATCGAAGCGATCATTTCCTCGATCTGCACCTTCGGGTCGGTTTGATCCTTCAGGCGGTCGGCGGCGAGGTTCGTCTCGATGAAGCCCTCGACGTCCATCTCTTTCACCGGGTATTCGACGCCGCCGATGGTCACCACGCGCTGCGGCGCGCTGGTCGGCAGAGTGTCGAGATTCAGGACTTTCACGTTGCTCATGATGGGTATCCGATGTAGGCAGGCCGGCGTTTCGCCGGCCTTGGTCAGTAACGCGTAACTTTTTCTTACGGCGTCGGCGCGCCGCCGATCTGGAACAGCTCTTCGGTGGCCGGGTCCGGGTAGCCCTGGAAGGTCACGTCGAAGATGCGTTCCTTTTCGACTTCGTAGGCGAAGTTCAGGCCGCCCGAGGTCGCCGCCAGCGGGATCACGAAGTCCTCGCTGTAGTCGTCGGCCGGGATGCCCTTCGGGTGCAGACGCAGTTCGCCCGCCAGATCGAGCAGGGACACGCCCACGCCGGTCGTGACGATCGCCTTCTTGTCCGAGCCCGTGCCACTGATCGTCGCGCCCGGCATGGTCGTGACGAGGTTTTCCAGCGTGGTTTCCGCCAAGGGCACCTTCACCGACACGTCACGGCTCATGATCTGCTCGTTGACGGTGGTCTTGCCGAACTGGTCCACGTTCGTCTTGTGCGTTTCCGTGGTCACGGTCACTTGGACGCCGCCCTGGGTGTAGCCCAGATCCACGCCCTTGTAATAGACCAGGCAGACGCCCATCTTTACGTTCTTTGTATCGCTTGCCACTCAAAACTCCTTTGCAAAGAGGACCAAGCTACGGTAAGTAACTCGTAGCTTAACTATACAGGCTCGACATAGCAACAGTCAATGTTAGCCACGAACTCGGTGACGCCCGAGGCCGGCACCGGGTAGTTGATCGGCAGCGTGCGTGCGCGGCACCACTTGACCAGCATGCCGTCTGCGAGCGTCGTCTCGCCCTCGATCCAGAGCGCGTCCATCGCCCGCTTGATAAGCGCCGCGCCCGCCGAGTAGCTCTTCGCGCGCACGACGAGCGCAAAGCTGCCCTTGAAGTAGCCCGGCAGCTCCGGGTCGATCGCCGTGCCCCGGTAGTCGGGCTTGAGGAGGATGCCCGTGTCCTCGAGGCGCATCGTGTTGATGAAAATCGTCTTCGCGCGCGTGCCGATGCCTTCCTGCTCGAGCAACGCCGCAATCGGTTCCAGGTGCATTACGCCGACTCCTTCACGATCTGCTTGACTCTCTTGCCCATCTCGCCAATGCGCGAACGCATCGCGCGCTCCATGAACTTGCCCCCGACGCGCCCGCCGCCGCCATCCTTCGCGCGCGAGGCGGGCCCGAGGCTGAATGCGCCCGTGCCGTAGGGCGCGAGTGCTTCGTGCATCACCCGCGCGTATTGCATGACGGGCGTGCCTTTGCTATCGACGGCGCTCGGATCGACCTGCACGGTGACCACCACGCGGCCGTTGGCGCCGCTGCGGTTCTCGACCGCTTCGATGGCCTCCTCGAGCTCGCCGTCATCGACCGGCGCGTTCGCGCGCGCCTCTTCGACGATACGGTCGCCCTCCTCGCGCATGACCGCGAGAATCTTGCGCGCGGCAGTGTCACCCGTGCGGTTCAGCTTCACCGCCAGCAGCTCCGGGTTGAAGTTGCTTTTGACTAGGCCCACGGCGCGCACTCCACGTCGTAGTGGTCCAGGCGCCCGAAGGTGGTGTTCTTCGGCGTGATCGAGACGATGCGCAGCGCCACCCCATCGACCGTGAGTTGCGCGCCGAGCACGGCCGTCGTGCCAGGCTCCAGCTTGATCTTGGCGGTGACCCCGAGATCCTCGGCGTGCGCCATCGAGCCCGCCATCTGCGAGCGCTGGTTGGTCACCGACACCTTCTGGACGAGTTCCACAACCGCGCAGCGCTCGGTCTTGCTCGTGCCGGGCGTCTCCTCGCCGTAGAGGTTGCGCTCGCCGGCCAGCGCGATCTGGCAGTTTTTATTGCCCCGGAACATCGCCGCCCCCTTCCACCCGCGCGAGCGTCGCGCGCGAGTTCGGATGAAAAAGCTCGTTGCGCAGGGACAGATACCCGGGCGCGTCGTCGCTCTCGGCAAACGGGATGATCTGCCCGTGACCCTCGTGCTCGGGGTCCGCATACTGCAGCGCGACCGAGCTTGCCCCGTGCGCTGCGGCGGCGCGCACGAACGCGTCTGCGTAGATGCCCTGCAAGGCGCCCTTGAGCGTCGCGGAGACGAATTGCGAGCTCTTCCAGCGGCGCCCCAGCGTGTCGGTCTGCCCGAAGGTGATGCCGCGCGTGCGCTCGCTGATGCCCGCGGCAATCACCGCCGAGCTGTAGCCACGTCCGCCCGCGGCGAGCAGCATCTCAACCTTCAGATGAAAGTCACGAATCCGACCGTGCGCGACCTCTGCATCCCGGGCGAGCGCCTGCGAGACGGTGCCAAGCGCGGCGTCGCGCGTGGCGCGCGCGTCGGTCGCGACCTGTGCCGCGACGTGATCGGGCGTGTCGGGGTAGGCGTTCACGACCGCGCTGTGCGCGACATCGGTGACGGCTGTGTCGAACACCGCGGCGAGCGCCGTGAGCGTAGTCGCCTGCATGCGCTGGATGGTCGCGAGCAGCACGCGCCGCGGCTGCGGGTTCGGGTTCATGGCCTCGGTGACCAGGCCCGCGAGCGCGCTCTGGTATCCGATGATCTGCGATGCGGCGAACTCGCCCATCGTGTCGATGATGACGTTTTTCATACTCGGCTCAGGCGGGTGCGGCGCAGCACGTAGCGCGTCATCTCCTGCATGGCGCGCGGGCACACGAGGCCGCGGTTGGGTCGCACGGGGTTAAAGGA